ACCCTGTACTAGCAGAAGCCGTAACTCAGTTTCAAGCTTTAGCTTATAAAGAATTATTACCTGCAAGCGGACCAGTAAGAACACAAGTAGTTGGAATACAAACGCCAGAAAAAACTCAGCAGTCAAATCGTGTAAAAGATTTTATGAATTATCAATTAATGGATCAAATGCCAGAGTATGAATCTGATTTTGATCAAATGTTATTTTATTTACCACTCGCAGGATCTGCATTTAAAAAAGTTTATTATGATGAAGTGTTAGGAAGAGCAGTCTCTAAATTTGTCCCTGCAGAAGATTTAGTTGTACCGTATGTAGCAACATCATTAGAAGACGCAGAATCTATTATTCACAGAATTAAAATTTCAGAAAACGAATTAAGAAAACAACAGGTAGCTGGTTTCTACAGAGATGTTGATATTAGACCTGGTCAGAATAATTTAACTGATGCAGAGAAAAAAGAATTAGAAATTGAAGGAACAACTAAAACTGGAAGAGACGAAGATGTTTTCACACTACTTGAGTGTCATGTAAATTTAGATTTACCTGGCTTTGAAGATATGGGTGTGGATGGTGAGCCCACTGGAATTAAACTACCTTACATTGTAACCATTGAAGAAAATTCTAGAGAAGTTTTATCTATCAGAAGAAACTACGAACCAACAGATCCTAATAAACAAAAAATTTCTTATTTTGTACATTTCAAATTTTTACCAGGACTTGGCTTTTATGGTTTTGGATTAATTCACATGATTGGTGGATTATCTAGAACAGCTACAGCTGCTTTAAGACAACTATTAGATGCAGGAACTTTATCAAACTTACCTGCTGGATTTAAACAACGAGGAATTAGAATAAGAGATGATGCTCAGTCTATTCAACCAGGAGAATTTAGAGATGTCGATGCACCTGGTGGAAACATCAGAGACGCGTTTATGACTTTACCATTTAAAGAGCCTTCTCAAACACTTCTAAACTTATTGGGTGTCGTTGTACAGTCAGGTCAGCGCTTTGCATCTATAGCGGACCTACAAGTGGGTGACGGGAATCAACAAGCTGCGGTGGGAACGACAGTCGCCTTGTTAGAAAGAGGTTCGAGAACTATGTCTGCGATTCATAAAAGAATTTATGCAGCACTTAAAAATGAGTTCAAATTATTAACAAGAATTTTCAAGCTTTATCTACCTGCAGAGTATCCATACGATGTAGTTGGTGGTCAGAGAATGATTAAACAGTCGGATTTTGACGACCGAGTAGATATCCTGCCGGTTGCAGATCCAAATATATTCTCTCAAACACAGCGAATCTCCCTCGCTCAGACGGAACTGCAACTGGCAATGTCAAATCCACAGATGCATAACATGTATCAAGTTTATAGAAATATGTATGAAGCAATTGGTATCAAAGATGTTGATACAATTTTAAATAAGCCTTTACCCCCACAACCAAAGGACCCTGCACTAGAGCACATTGATGCTCTTGCAGGGAAACCGTTCCAAGCGTTTCCTGGTCAAGACCATAGATCACATATCGTAGCGCATTTATCATTCATGGCAACGAACATGGCAAGGAATGCACCGATTGTAATGGCTGCATTGGAAAAAAATATTTTTGAGCACATTTCTTTAATGGCTCAAGAACAAGTTGAATTAGAATTTAAACAAGAAATGCAACAGTTAGCAATGATGCAGCAACAAGCTCAACAAAATCCACAAGCTGGTCAAGCTATGAATTTACAAATGAAACAATTATCTCAAATGATTGAGGCAAGAAAAGCAGTAATTATTGCTGAAGCAATGGAAGAATTCTTAAGCGAAGAGAAAAAATTACTTGGTGATTTTTCAAATGATCCGATTGCTAAATTGAGAGCAAGAGAATTAGACATCAGAGCACAAGAAAATGCGAGAAGAAAAGAAAATGACAATCAAAGATTAGATCTTGATAAGATGAAAGCAATGATGAATCAATCTAATCAAGAAGAAAAGCTAGATCAGAACGAAGAATTAGCAAAATTAAGAGCAGATACATCAATTGAAAAGACAATTTTGTCAAAAACTATACCTTCAACTGATTCAATGATGAAAAAAGGACAAAATTAATGTTTCCTTGGGGTTTATTAGGTCAAGGATTGAAAGCTGGCCTTGCAATTTATAAAAATAAGAAAGCTTCAGAGGTTGCAATGTCTGAAGCGGCACTTATTCATGCAGAAAAAATGAAAAAAGGTGAAATTGAGTACACTGGAAAGGTTTTTGAAGCACAAAAAGGGGACTGGAAAGACGAATTCGTACTTTTAGTGTTGTCATCGCCTCTAGCAGTGCTTGCTTACGCTGTTTTTGCGGAAGATGAGAAGATTCAGGCAAAATTAGACTTGTATTTTGACAAATTACAAGCTATGCCTTGGTGGATAACCGGTTTATGGGTTTCGGTAGTCGCGGCAATTTACGGAATTAAGGCTACTGACATCATAAAAACAAATGGAGGAAAAAAATAATGGGTAACAAGAGATATAACAAGCAAGTTCCTGGCTTTGGTTATGTTGCAGGTCAACCTAATAAAGGTACCGAAGCTGCTGTTGGACAAACGTCTCCAGCATTCAAAAAAGCTTTAGCTGCACAGAACAAAAAAGTTAAAGGCGCAACTACAAAATAGTTTTATGATTAAAAAAATTAAGAATAAGATCTGCGAGATCGTTTGCAGAGTATTAGGTATCACTCCGTGTTTATGTGATCACGATTGTAATTGCAAAAAGGAGCAAAAATAATGGAAAACAAAAAAGGCAAATATCCTTCAAAAGGTATGAATGCTTTAGCTAAGAAAAGACCAGATGTAGCTAAAAAAATTATGGGCTACAAGGACGGTGGCGTAGTGAATCACGCTCAGTTGACTGGCTTTGGTTCTGTAAGACCTGAAGTTAAAAAATTTGGTAAGTAGTCATGGCTAAACTTTGTCCAAGAGGTAAAGCAGCAGCAAAAAGAAAATTTAAGGTTTATCCTTCGGCTTACGCAAACATGTATGCTTCTGCAGTTTGTTCTGGAAAAGTTACGCCAGGTGGTAAGAAACGAGCAAAGAAAGCTGAAGGTGGAAAAGCAGACGAAGCTCCATTAAGAGAAAGAGCTGATTACGGACAAAGATCTAGACATAAAGTTTCTGGAAGAAAAAGAGCGATTCAAAAAAGAAGTGGCTATAAAAAAGGCGGCAGCGTATTAGCTAAATTAAAAAAATCTGATCCAGACAAAAAATTAAGACAAGAAGGAAAACTTCCTCCATTAAAAAAAATCGCAAAAGGCTGTGGCCGTGTAATGTCTAACAGAAGAAAAACAACTAAATATATTTAATATGGGTTTACGTAAGTGGGTACAAGAGAAATGGGTAGACATCGGAGCTCCGAAGAAGGACGGAAAGTATCAACCATGCGGAAGATCGAAGGGAAGCAAAAGAGCGTATCCGAAATGTGTCCCTCTTGCAAAGGCATCAAGAATGAGTGCTGGACAAAAGGCTTCTGCAGTAAAACGAAAACGTGCCGCGTCGAACACTGGCCCTAAACCAACAAATGTTAAGACCTTTACAAAAAGAGTTAAAAAAGCTAATGGTGGTTACATTGGTAGAAGCATAAAAGGAGAATATGGGGGTGTAAATCTCTCTAATCCTTCTTATGTTAAGTACTACAAAGGAATGATTTAATGACAAGAAGAAGAGATAATCCAATTAGAAAAACTACTGGTAAAGGTGGTAATTATAGACCAACGAAATCTGGAGCTGGAATGACAGCAAAAGGTGTAAGAGCTTACAGGGCAGCAAACCCTGGAAGTAAATTAAAAACAGCCGTGACAGGAAAAGTGAAGCCTGGATCAAAAGCTGCAAATCGCAGAAAATCATACTGCGCTAGATCACTAGGACAATTAAAAAGGTCATCTGCAAAAACTCAAAACGATCCAAATTCTCGTATCCGTCAGGCACGTAGAAGGTGGAAATGTTAACATTAGAAACACTCGTATCTAAACTTAGAAAAGAACTTAGAGAAAATTATCAGTCAATCGGCGATACTATGATTGGTGGGGCTGCAAAAGACTATGAGCAATATAAATATTTGCTAGGTCAAGCGCACGCGTATCAATCTATGGATCAAGCATTAACTGAAATTTTAAAACCAAACGAAGAAAAGGAGACAGAAGCAGATGTCAGAGAAAATAATAACGTCATCAGATTCGGCAGAGATTCCGAAGACTAAACTCGCGTTAGAAGAAAAATATAATAAGCTGGATGCAGATAAAGACGCAGCTTATGAGAGATTAAAAACTAAAGAAGGAGATAAACTTCCTAAACCTACAGGTTGGAGAATGATTGTATTACCATTCAAGATGCCTGAGAAATCAAAAGGTGGTTTATACTTTGGACAAGAAACTTTAGAGAGACAACAAGTAGGTTCCACATGCGGACTTGTTCTAGCACAAGGACCACATTGTTATGATAAAGAAAAATTTCCTGAAGGACCATGGTGCAAAACAGGTGACTGGGTCATCTTTGCACGTTACGCAGGTTCTAGGATACAGATCGATGGTGGCGAAGTGAGAATACTAAACGATGATGAAGTGCTCGCTACGATCGCAAACCCAGAAGATATACTTCATCAATATTAACATAGGAGGAAAAAACTATGCCAGAAGAACAGAAAACAGTTGACATAGACACGTCTGGTCCTGATACTGAAGTTGAATTAACTTCGGAGGACCAATCAACTGAATCCACAGCAACTGAACAAGTTGAGGATACTAGTACTGAAGCAGTGGCAACCCCGCCGCTCGATGCTAGCGACTCGCAGCAAGAAGCGAGCGACGAGAAAGATACGAAGAAAGAAGAATTAGAAGATTATTCACAAGGAGTACAAAGAAGGATAGCGAAGCTAACTAAAAAATGGAGAGAAGCAGAAAGACAAAGAGACGAGGCTTTGTCATTTGCACAACTTCAAAAAAATAAAGCTGAATCTTTAAGTAAAAAATATTCATCTTTGGAAGACGAGTCTGTTAAAGATAGACAGTCTAAAATACAATCCTTGTTGGATGCTCAAAAGGCTAAACTAGCGCAAGCTAGAGAAGCTGGAGATACTAATGCAGAAGTTGATATCTCAAAAGAAATAGCAAGATTAGGTTATGAAGAAGCTAAATTATCTGAAATAGCTTCTAGACCTAGAAAAGAAGAGGCTCCTACTGAGACTCCAAGCTATCCTCAGTATCAACAACCTGAACCTCAAGCTGATCCAAAAGCAGAAGAATGGGCAGCTAAAAACAGATGGTTCGGTACGGATAAAGCCATGACTTACACGGCTTTTGACTTACATAAGACACTCGTTGATGAGGAAGGGTATGACCCTAAATCTGACGAGTATTATGCTGAAATTGATAAAAGATTAAGGGTTGAATTTCCGCATAAATTTGATAAACCAGAGTCAACGGAATCGACTAGACCTGTGCAGACAGTAGCGTCAGCGACGCGAAGCACGAAAACTAGTCGCAAAACTGTGAGACTCACGCCGTCTCAAGTTGCAATCGCTAAAAAATTAGGTGTGCCACTTGAAGAGTATGCAAAACAATTAAAACTCACGAAGGAGGTATAAGCATATGAGCGAAGAAAACAAAAGAACCCCTCGTGCGAGTCAGACTAGGGATAAAGAATCCAAACCCAAAGTGTGGACTCCACCGTCATCTTTAGATGCACCACCTGCGCCAAATGGATTTAGGCATAGATGGGTAAGAGCCGAAAGTCTTGGCTTCAATGATACGAAAAACGTATCAGGAAGATTAAGACAAGGATATGAACTTGTGAGAGCAGATGAATATCCTGACGCTGATTATCCAATTGTCGAAGATGGAAAATACGCAGGAGTGATCGGAGTTGGTGGCCTTGTGCTGACAAGGGTACCGGAAGAGATCGCAAAGCAAAGACAAGACTACTATGCTAAACAAGGCATGGAACAAGTTGAAGCTTTAGACAACGATCTTATGAAGGAACAGCATCAGAGTATGCCTATCAATATTGACAGGCAGTCTCGTGTAACTTTCGGTGGTTCCAAGAAAAGTTAATTTTTTAACGATTCCAAAAACCCCGGATAAACTAACTTTACTAAGGAGTAAAAAACTATGGCAAACAAAGACGCTGCTTTCGGATTGAAAGCAATCGGAAAAGTTGGTCAGAATAGAGACGCTCAAGGTTTATCCGAGTACCAAATCGCTGCAAGTTCAGCTGCGATCTATCAAAATGATCCAGTTGAAATGGCAACTACAGGTTATATTACTGTAGCTGCGGCAACAGATGTGTTACTAGGTTCACTTAACGGTGTATTCTATACTGATGCTTCTACAAGCAAACCAACATGGGCGAACCATTTGGCGGCATCAAATACTGCAACTGACATTGTCGGTTTCGTAGCTGATGACCCTTACCAAAGGTTCGAGATACAAAGTGCTGGAACTCCAGCTAGAACTGATATCGGTGCTTGCGCTGATATCGTTTATGCAGCTGGTGCAGCTCCAAACTATGTATCAAAAGTAGAGATCAACGGAACAACCTCAGCTACAACTGCACAGTTGAAGATTTTAGGTGTTTCTAATGATCCAGATAACAATGAACTTGGTTCTGCGAATGCTAACTTAATTGTTACAATCAACGAACACTTCATTAAACAAACAGCAGGCATATAATAGGAGGATATTACTATGGCCATTTCTAGAGGACAACTAGTCAAAGAACTAGAGCCAGGTTTGAATGCCCTATTCGGCCTGGAGTATAAACAGTATGAAAATCAACATGCTGAAATTTATACAACAGAATCTTCAGACAGAGCGTTTGAAGAGGAAGTAATGTTATCAGGATTCGCTCAAGCACAAGTTAAAGCTGAGGGATCTGGCGTATCTTTTGACAATGCTCAAGAGACTTTCACAGCTAGATACACTCACGAAACTGTGGCTTTAGCGTTCTCGATCACAGAAGAAGCTATTGAAGATAACTTGTATGACAGACTCGCGTCTAGATATACAAAAGCGTTAGCACGTTCAATGGCACAAACAAAACAAGTGAAAGCGGTTAACCCTTTAATTCAAGGTTTACCAACTACTGACAATTATGATTCAGGCGACGGTGTTTCTTTATTTAACACTGCTCACCCAACAATTGCTGGTACTTTCGCTAACACGTTGGCTACTCAAGCGGACTTAAACGAAACTTCATTAGAACAGTCGTTAATTGATATTGCGGCAATGACTGATGAAAGAGGTTTAAAAATCGCTGCCAGAGGATTAAAAATGATCATTCCAAGTGAACTACAATTCACAGCGGAGAGATTAATGAAATCAGCTGGTCAAACAGGTGGTAACAACAACGATGTAAACGCAGTAGTTTCAAAAGGAATGATCCCACAAGGTTACGTGGTGAACAATTTCTTAACTGACACAGATGCGTTCTACATCACTACTGATGTGCCAAATGGTATGAAGTACTTCCAAAGAGCAGCAATTAAAACTGCTATGGAAGGTGACTTTGATACTGGCAACGTAAGATACAAAGCTAGAGAAAGATACTCTTTCGGAGTTTCTGACCCTAGAGGTATCTTCGGTGTTGAAGGTGCTTAATATCTAATTGATATTATAGTATTTTTAATT